TAGACTACAGCATATTCAAGACCTTGTTCTTTACATTCAGGAACAATATAATTGTTCACAAAATCTTTATTCCATTCATGTTCAACAAAGCCGTTTCCACAAGCTCCTGTGTCTTTTCTAACTCCACCATGACCTACATTTAAAATAACTTTACTCATTTTAAAACATCTCCTTTAAATATTTTTCTTTTCTGTCAACACGATTTAACCATCCTGTTAAAAAGTCTTGTTGAGTTGGATTGCATTCTACAATAGAGTGATAAAATTTTCTTTGTAAATTATGATAATTTTTCAAAAATTCTTCTGATTTTCCTTGTTCTTCCACTTCATTCAAGGCTTTTATAGTTTTGCTTCCAAAAATACCGTCCACAACTAAATCGTATCCAAAATAGCTGTTTAATGTTACTTGTGCCTTTTTAGTTGCCCATCTTCCTGAATTAAAACTCCAGTCACATATCGAAAGTGCGACTTTATCGTTTTTTACTTCATTTAAATGATGTTTCAGATAATATCCTTTTTCAAGTATTTTTTTTGCAAAATCTTGTGTTAAATTTTTCATAGAGCCATTGTATCCGTTTCTTCTTGCTTCATCTTTAGTAACTCCCCATGTAGTTTCTCCGCCTTTGTCGTTTTTATCATTACTGTATCCACCTTCGACAAATAGCATGTAACTAAAAATTTTATCGAATCTTGTACTCATTTCTTTCACTTCCTTTCTTAATTCTTAAAAAAATCATTTACATCGAGTGACATTAGCTGTTCAATGCTGTATCTTTCAAGACCAGTTACTGCTGTTTGTTCTGCCATATCAGCAATTTCTATAATGTCCTGTATTTTTTCAGCTAAAACTTTTAATTCTGCTTTATTTAACTCAATAAATTCAACAAGTCCTTTTTCATTCTGTGCTTTTACTTTTTCTATTTTGTCCTGTTCCAGTACCCACATAAGCGATATTTTAAGTGATAGTCTGTTTCTGTTTTTCTCATTGTTCTCAAATATATACTTTTTACCAGCTTTTTCTATCTCTATTGTCTGATTTAAGTAATTAGACTTTGCCTCCGCCAAGTCCTGCAACAATCTGTCTTTAAGTTCTTTTTTTCTTTCATTCATCAAAGTGTTATCCACTTTCCATTTTTTGTTTTCTCTATCCCATATACTCCAGTCATTCGGTTTTGCAATCCTTTTAACTGATTTAGACTTTTCATCTAAATACTCTCCGTCCACTAAAAAGAGTTTTCCAGCAACAATCTGTTCGTATTCATTCATTTCCCTTAATTCGCCTGTTTCTGTGTCAATAACAGGATTTACAAGGTATGATGTTGAAAAAACCATTGTTTCTGGATTCCAGTCTGGGAAAAACAAGTTAGGATTTTCTTTAAATTTTTCAACTCCTAAGGTCATTGGTTGAGCTATTAGCTCTAATGTGTTTTTATCGTAAATGTAAATTATCATGATTTACCTCCTATATTTTTTATTTTATTTTCACATGATTGTTAAAAATACTAATCTATAAAATACGTTGCTGACCCTTTTAACACATTAAATCTTCCAAGATGCGCTCCCCATATTGTGATGTTAGTTGGATTTATCTGCATTCTAGTCGCCCCGTTAAATCCTGGAGTGAGTGAAGAAGAAGCAAGTGCAGCTTCAAATCCATAACTTTGATAAGTTGGACGAAATTTCACAGGAATTTCCAACAGTTGCTGATTTTCATGAAATGTGATGTTATTTCCGTCATTTTGCAATCTAACCATTACAGTCACAGTTTTCCCTTTTCTTGTAAAAATTACATCGCCATTTGCCACTTGAATTCTTTGACTCTCACTTTCATACAAATTTTCTAATCTATCCGAAAGTGGCTTATTGCTTATTGCCCTAAATTTAGAGCCGTCATTGTATGTTAAATTATTGTTAGCAATGCACTCATAATAATATTTCAAAGCCTTGTCATAGTAAAATTTCCCTGTGACTTTCGACCCTGTATCCTGGATATTTCCGCCGTACTCTAATCCTATTATTTCTGCCAGTCTTTTTCCCTCTAAAACTGTGTCTGTTTCTGTTCCAAATTCCGTAATATTGATTATTACAAACTGATTTCCGTTGTATGCCATTTCATATGACTTATTAGGTTTAAAGTCTCCAGCCTCTATCTGCTTTAAAGTTCCGTTATATTCTTTTAGCAACGTGTAATCAACATTATTTAGCCTTAATTTTGTTGTTGTATTTGTGTTTTTAGCATCAACATTAATCCTTAATTTCAAATCATTGTTCATTCCAAATTCTGTCAAACCATCTAAGTTACAAACATAGTAATCTATATTCAAATTTGTTGTTTTATTTGCCTGTAATGTATGCACATTTCCAAGCTGCAATCCATTGTATATTTCCTCAGTTTCAGGAGTTCCGTTTTCTCTTATAGTTCCAAAAGCCGGAATTATATTTTTAATCTTAGCATCTCCTCTATTTGTATCTTCCACTTTATAGTGAGTTGGAAATTCAACTTGTTGTGCCTTAAATTTCGTTAATTTAGCCATGTTACCTCCTTATTTTAAATTAATCATATTATCTTTTCCTAAATCAAATTGACCTAGATTATTTCTTCCAAATCTTCCAAATGTGGAATAAGAGAAATTACAAACAGGATTTCTCTTAACTTCATTTTTAATTACATTCTGTCCTAATGATTTACTTCCAAATCTCATTCCAACTATGTAGTTATCCAAACATTTTGAAGTATTTACTTTAACTCCGCCGCCAACAATACTATTTAAGTCAAGTTCGTCAATCAAAGAATAATCATAATCTCTGTCACTTACAAATTTGACATCATAAAGTGCATATTCGTTATTAGTATTTAATTCGATAACTGGAGTTATTCCTGTAAACATTTCGCCAATATTACTTATTGTTTCCAAATTTGGAATTAACTTATATTTTCTCATTGCCAGTTTGATTCTGTTTCTGTATCTGTCATCTGTTTGTCCGTTTCTGCTGACATTAAATTTAATACCTAAGTCGTCCAAAAACTCTCCTGATGCATAATCTATTAAATGCTGTTTTTCCAATAAATTATAAATGTTATCAATTTCATCAAATAATTTTGTTACAGCTTTATAAAATGCCTGCACATTTTCGTTTTTTTTAAGCCACCAAGGGCATTTAGACAGTAAATAATCATAATTATTCTGCATATTCAGCCACCTCATTAAAGCCTAATTTCAATACTTTTTGATAATTATTTCCTGTTGTCTCTTTTAACTTAAAAGCAACATCTATATTTAAAAGCTTTTCTGCAGAGTATACTGTTCTTATAAATTCACTTTCACATTTATAACTTGTAATATATTCTCCTACTTTCACAGATTTAATATATTCCTTAACAATATCTCTTAAATTTTCTTCAAGAATATTTACTCCATCGGCTTTTTGAAAGTCAATTTTTACCTGTACTTCTCTTTTTTTCGGTCTATAAAATCTTACTTCTCTGTCTATTCCTTGATTATCCTTGACAGTTACAATAGTATCTCCATTCATTTGAATAGCCTGATCCTTTTTTTTCCATATTGCTTTTGCTATATCCTCATTTCTTCCACCGTCTACTATTAAAACAATTGATTTCGGTTCTAAGCCTTTACTATCAACTGTCATTGTCTTATTTTCGTCAGCATAGACAGATTTAACACCTTCCTGCTTTAAAATTTCTGCTCTTATTCCGTCCAAGTTCCATTCGCTTTCATTTCTACTTAAAAACCATCTTTCTATATAAGCATTGTCGGTCTCCTGTTCCTGTCCTCCAGCTGCAACTTCATTTTGTTTAAAATCATAGACACCATTAACTACTTTAACAAGCTTTATAATACTTCCTATTTCCTTGTTTCCTTGTTCTCCAGCAATATCACATTCAAATTTAAAAGTTGTCTTATTATTCAGTGTTCCATTTTCCGAAAGTGTATATCTTGTTCCGTCATTTGCTTCAACGATCACATCTCCTATTTCAAGAGAAATATTAAGTCCGCCAATTAATTCAATATTTACAGTTGCCTTGCTTTCCTGTTTCCTTTTAAAGAAAAACGGACTATTTGAAAGATGTTCATCTATTTCTATTCCCTCGCAGTTAAGCAAGTTCATTTTGTCTGCCTGTATCTGCTGACGTTCCATTTTGACCCTCATAAGTCTTGCTACTGGAAACATGAGCATAAACCATGCACTCCGCTTATCATTAGAATAGTCATCTTTCAGTAATGATTTAAGTTCATTATTCAGTACATTCATATTGTCCTGTACTGTATTAACAGTTATTCTTGCCAACCAATTCCCACTCCTTTCATTATATATTTTTTGCCATCTTTGAATTGCAAACCAATATTAATGCTTAATTTTCTTTTTACAAAATCATATCCAATTATGTAACATTTTGATAAATAATCCTTAAAATTCTGAAATATTTTGTTTCTTACATGTTCCATTGTTTCATCAATATTTCCATGTGTTCCAAAAAGTTTTTCAAAATTTAGTCCATACTTCACGTCATACTCAAGCTCACCCTCACGGATATGTAACATAAGCACAATTTGCTGTATTATTTCAAAGTGCTTTTCTTCTGTTTTAAAAAAATCAACATCGCCTTTATATATATATATTTCTCCATTACTATTATTCAATTTCAAATCCATAAATTACTCCTTTAAGGATGTATATAATCAACACTTCCTTTACTTATTCCACTTTCTACGTCTAAGCTTTTAGCTTTTATTTTACCGCTTTCAATACTTCCGACTTGAAGTTTTCCTGTAATTTTAACATCTCCATTGACTGTAAAATTTCCATTCAGAACAACATCGCCATCTATTTCTATACTCCCAGGAAAATTTTCAGTATTAATGTCTGTCGAAATTAATAACGGAAGTGCTATCGCATTGCTTAGATTATGCCTTTTATTAGTGTTCATTACTGCTGTTTCTTTTGAAATATATCCGCTTATATCCCTGGAACAGATTAAAACTGGAACAACATCTCCAGCTTTAAATTTAATTTTTATTTTAAGCTGCCTATTCCCAAATTGGCACATCGGAACGTGCAGAATAGGCGGGAGCATTACGCTTTTATATTCTGCCTGTGGCTCTACATCGACAAAACCGCTCTCAACTTTAACAATTTTAGCAATAATACAAGTGTCAATTTTTCCTATCATTGCCCGCATTATTTCTTCCATTATTTTTTATTTCCTTTCGTTGCTTTTTTACTTTTTTTAGAATTTTGTTTTTTATTTTTGCTTTTACCTTTTTCATGGCTTTCATTTTTGCCTGCCATTGCATTTTTTTCGTTATTAACTACTAAAAGCTTAAGCGTCATAACGAAATCGCTTATATCCGAAATTTCGACTATTCTCGCCTCTGTGCTAATATCATTTGATACTAATTCAATTAGATCACCTTTTTTTAAGGAATAAATAAGCAGACATTTAATTTCATAGTCATATTTAAGTTCTTCTTTTTTTTCTTTTGCTTTGTTTTCTTCCCCTTTGCTCTTTTCTGATGTTTTTTTGCTTTTCTTACTTATTTTTTCCTCTTTTTTAGGCTTATAACTTATTTCTTCAATATTTTGTGGCTTTGGTTCTTCTAACAATCCACTTTGATAACTTATTTTTATTTTATTTTTATCAGACATTTCATTGTGATAAATGTAGATAAAATCATTTTTAACCGTCATTTTACTGTCACAATCTCTAACTATCTGTGAAATTTCATAAAGTCCACTACCCAAAATACTTTCGCCAATTGAATAGACAACATCGTTTTTAAGTTCCATTTGTTTAACAGCAAAACCTATATTTTTAGCCAAATCTTCTATGATATAACTTGCTGTTGTTCCAGGCTTATAAGCGACACTTACAAGTTTTTTAAAGTTGGCTGGCACTTCTCTGCACTTAAGTTTTAAATTACCTTTTTCAACTTCCTTTCTACTTATTATTCCGCTTGCTATATCTCCAATATCTGCTCCATATCCAGCAACAAGTTTAACAGAATCTTTTAATTTTATTTTTGCTATTGTTGTCGCCGTTAATCCTTTAATTTCTAAATCAAATTCATTCGGCTCATCATTTACACTTTTATAGCTCCACTTTATTTCAACCCCGTTTATTATATTTATATCGTTAATATTGTAATCTTTGGGATATATAAAATTAAGTGTTGTTTCTGCTGTTTCAATTTTAACTTCTGTTCTTTCCAGGAATAATTTATTGTTCATCTATTTTCCCTCATTTTCTATATCAAAATATTCTAAAAATACAGTGCTACAAAAACTTTCAAGTGTTATAGTTTCTGCTTTATTAGATTTACTCAACGGAACGATATAACAATTCAAGAAATCACTATTTACATTATCATTATCATCTTTTAACAAAAACCAGCCAATTGGTCTGCCGTATATCAGTTTTTCATTTTCTAAAATTATTTCTCCATCTTCATTCATAACATCAACATATATTCTGTTGTTATGCTTAAAATGTTTTATACGCAACAAATAAATTTCCTCTTTGCTTTTAAGTGAAAAAATATAAGGTATTTTACTCTTATCTATTTCTAATCTCATTTAATACCCCCAAGTCGAAATTCTTTAATCTGTCCGCTTTATTCAAGTAATCTTTGCCTTTTTCTAAAAATCCTTTATACTGTGCAATTCCACTTTCTTTCGTCCCAGCAATCCCTGTTTTCTGTTCTTTGCTTAAAATAGTTTTTTCGGATTCAAGTATTTGACCCTGTCGCATGGAATAAGCAAATTCCAGGACTTCAAAATCAATACTAAATTCAATTGATAGACCATCGTGTTTTGCTCTTGATATTTTTGTTATGATCATGTCTTCTATTGTTTCGTTTGTTGATATTGTGCATAATCTTTTGTTCTGCCACAGTTCCACAAGTTCGTTATAAATGAGTTCAGGATTATTCGTCTTATAATTTGTCAATATTACTTTTAAGCCATATTTTCTGTTTTCATTCATAACGTTGCTACTTATTAGTGTACTTTCTCTGTCTTCAAGTGCATGTGTTTTGACACTACTACTTCTGTCATCTCCTGTAACTTCTACCCATTCCAATTCAATATCATTTATTTTGCAACGTTCTTCGCCACTTTCAAACAAACTAAAGCCGTATCGACTACTAAAAAAGGCGTTAACTTCATCCTGATAAGCAAGTGTAATGCCGTATAAGTTAGTACTAAAACTTGATACAGCACTTCCTAATCTTTTTAATCCGTCTAACATTGTTTACGCCTCCCCCATATTTATAAATTTCTCCTCAAAAAATCTTTCAATGGTTTTCAGTATTTTATTTTCATCTACTTTTCCACCGTTATTCTCAACTACAATGCTAGGAGCAAAAACATATTTATTATTATTTGTTTTCTTATTTGTTGTGTTACTTGTTTTTGTTGTGTTTGTAGTTTTTGAGTTATTATTTTCTCCGCTAAATTGTCTAAATGCTCTCTCTGTTGCCTCTGCTGTAGATATTTCTGTCCCCTGTGGCAGATTTAACAACATCTCACTTTGTGCGAGGAATGGCTTTCCACCAGGAACTTTTATCATTTCAGCTCCCTTTTCAGCTACTGTTGTAAGTCCTCCTCGCCATGATTTAGCCCCTATATAGCTTTTTGGAACTTTGCCTCCGCCACCAAGAGCATTTGCAACACCTTTGACCCAGTTACCTGGATTTAATGCTCCTGCTATTTTCCCACCTATTTCTCTGGCTTTACCTACAAGTCCGTCAAAAAATCCTTTCATCGAATCAATAGCACTTTTAACAGCATTTTTTGCTCCCTCAAACGCACTTGCAAAAAAAGTTTGAACACTTTGAACGGCAATTTGTACAGCTCCGCCTATTGTCATAACAATACCTTTTATTACTCCTATAGCTCCACTTACAATTCCAACAATAAAACTCCATACGGCTGTTATAACCGTCTGTATAGTATTCATAACGAAATTTACAACTGTACCCCAGTTATTAATTAATGTTATTACAAGCATAATACCAGCTATTACCCAAGTTACAGGGCTTGTCAGAGCCATCAATGCAACTCCAATTCCAACGATAACAGCCACAATTTTAGTAATAGCCACTATTATAGGCATTAGCCACGGCATAGCTTTTGCAAGCTGATTTATTATAAAGCCTATTACTGCTCCAATTGGTGTCAGAACAGGAGCTATAAAATTAAGCAAGCTTGTTATTCCGTTTATGACTGATGTTATTGCATTCTGAACGGCACTCAAATCAATATTTCCAAACATTGCTTTAAAAGACTGCTGTACGCTGTCGATATATGACTTAATTCCGTCTATATTTATTCCCGAAAGGATCTGACTAAAAAAGTTTTTTATTTTTCCACCACTAGCAATTAAGCCGTCTGCGGCTTGTCCTAATACTTCAAATACTTTTTTAGCAATCCCCTCAACAAGCGGAATGGATGCAACAAGATAAGGGGCAAATTTTCCTTTAATATTTATCGCCGCTTCTCCTATTCTTTCTTTCATGTCTCCCCAGGCATTTTGTGCATTCTGTATTTTTCCAAGCGGAGTTTTGGCAAGTTCTTCGTTAACATTACCAACATTCTTTGATAATATTTCCTGTAATTTAGCTGCTCTTTGCGTCTGATTAAGTGTTTTAAATTGTTGCATTTCTGCTTCTGTCAAGGCTATCCCAACTTTACGGAGCGGAGCTAGCATTCCAGTAGACATTGCTTTTCCAATCATGTTTGATACACCGAAAAAGTCCTCGGCTGTTCCGTTAAGACCTTTTTGGTTAGCTACAATGTCGGCAATTTTTGGCATAAGCATATTAATTTCTTTGTTAGTCAGTTGGAACGTTGACAACTGTGCCTGTGCTCCTACAATCATTTCATCGCCGAACACTCCAATTCCTTGAATTCTACTTGCCTCCGCCTGAAACTCATTAAATACTTTATCCATTGTTCCCTTATCGTTCTTATAAGCCTGAACTATTTGTATGTTTGATTTTAACTTAGTTGCATTTGTCATATCCGCTTTATAATCTTCGATTGAACTATTAACAAAGCCAATTGCCGCACTTATACTGAAAATTGCAGCTGCAGCTCCAGCCAGTTTTGCTATGTTACTTTTTAAAAAACCAAATTTTTCTCCTACTTTTTTAGCACTATCTCCAAGTTTTTTTATTCCATTCCTTAAACTGTTAACAGTTCTAACTGGAAAGCTGTTACTGACTACTGTTCTTATTTTATTAAAACCACTTGTTACTTTAGAAACACTGCCTTTCACTTTGATTAAAGCATTATTTAATTTCCCAACTGGTCCCGCTTTTATTTTAGTAGTCATTTGATTTAGTTTTTGTCCTGCTTTAACTGCTCCTTGTGCCACTTGTTGCAATTTGGAATTAACTTTTTTAATTGCGTTATCCACAACTTTAATTCCAATCGTTATCTCCAGTTTATTCCCTTTTGCCATTGTCTCCCTCCTTTTCTCCGAAGTCTTTTAACGCCTGTAACCATTGGAAAAATGTTACATTATCCATTTCCAAAACGATTTTTGGATTTTTTATTTCATTTTTCACTATAAATTCCCATTTTTTATTAATGATAGGGTCTTCATAAAGTAATTCAGCTACTCTAGTATCATCTTCAATCTTCTCTTCGTATTCTCTTGTTGCTTTCCCATGATTTCAACAACCAGACTTATTATCTCGCCCAAAGCCTCCAAGTCATAATCAAAAAAATCAACTTTACGGGCTTCAAACGGCTTATTAATGACCTTAGGAAAAATTACCCTTGCAAAAGCATAAACATCATTATCTGCAACATATTTAACTAACGCTTGATTATATAGCTGTTGATTTTTCATTCTAGTTATTTCAAAAATCACTTCTTTCGTGTTTCCCTCTTCGTCTATATAAATATCTTGTGGAGGGGTAATGTATACCCCTTGCCCATTCATTTTCACAACGTTTTCAGTTTCTTTATTTCCCATTTTGCTTTCCATATTCTCCATTTTTTATTCCCTCCTAAACATTTTCAGTATATTTTGCACACTGCACAGTAAATTCGACCTCTATGTCTTTAGTGTTATTCTTACGTTCTGCACCTTTTTGTATTGATACTCCTTGCCCAATTCCTGAAATTTTATTATCACCTGAATCATCTATATAAGTAAGCGTTCCAAGGTTCCCACCATTATTTCTTTCACATTTAGTTAGGAAAATATCGTCATCACTTCCCTTTGTTGTGACAATCTTTATTTCTCTTTTTGTAACCCTTGTCTTTATAGTGCTTACATTCCCTTTAATATCAGGGTCTGTCATTGTGTGACTGTCTTCTGTAGCTGACACTGTTATTTCTCTTGCCTCTTTAATTAAGTGTGTCCCTACACCATTTAATGTTATCGTAAGGTCAACCTTACTCAAATCTTTTGATTTATCTAAAAAACCCATTTTTTACCTCCTATTTCTGTAACGGCTCATCATGCCATACAAGCTCAACGTCTATTTCTTCAACCTCTGTTGTAATTGTAAAATCAATTTTTACATTTCTTAAATTTCTTTTGATATAGTCATCAACAGTCAATCCTGTTTGTGGCGAAGTATCCTCTATACTAGGAACAGTAACTTTAAATAAATAGTCTTTGTTATTGTCCTTTGCAACTGCTCCCTGTTTTCCCATTTCGACCATTACTCTAATTAGGACATCTTCGACAGTTGGTATACCCTCACCATCCATTGTTGTGTTTTTTTGCATTATAAGCAGTCTTGTTAAATTAACATCAATGGTATGCACGATAGCGTCAATTTTAATTGTTTGGTCTGCATGTGTAATTCCGTCAGCACACCATGAGCCACTTGTTACAGCATTAAATCCTACTGTTGATTGAGTATAGTTTATAAAGTTTTCCTCAAGTTTTGACTGCTTAGTGCTATCGTTGCAGCTAGGCTCTACCCCCAGTATTCTTCTGTCAGACCAGCGTCCATTAATCCCTTGAACAAATGTCCATGCTGGCAGTCCGAATATATCAAGATTATCTTTTCCCTCTGTTCCGAACAGATAATATATTCTTTTACTTTCTTTTAGATTCGCTGGTGTTTTGTCGCCGTCTGTATTTATAACAACGGCAAATTTCCCTAATCTTGTCAGATATTTAGATAATGCAGCGATAAATGTTTTGTCATAAAATGTGACAACTATGCCGTAAAACTCCCCCTCAGGCAATCCATTTAAAAATGCTTCATTTGGAGTTGTTTTCCCTGTACAATACCATTCTGTAGGCTGTAACCTATTCCCGTCAAAATCTTCCTGGGATAAAAAAGTATTAATCCCTTTATACATAAGGGAAGTGTTGCCATAATCCGTTTCAACCTCTTTCAAGGTTGTATATTTTTTATAATCTTTGTCGGCATCTTTTGTAATAAATAATATTTTACTAAAATCGCCCAATAATAGTGGTTTTTTTGGTCTTGTAACCACTACCCTAATTTTTCTTCTAGCCATTCTTTACCTCCGTTTTAACATCTATATCTTTAATTAATTGTCTTGTTCTTATGCTTAATTCTCTCCAGTTCATCTGCAAATCAAAGCCAAACCTGTAAACGTATTGGCTCCCCTCTAAAAATGTTCTGTCGGTTATTTCTATATTGTCACTTGTTAAACCAAAGCCATTTCGTACAAAATCGTGCCTATTTTTAAAGAGAATTATGTCAGCCATAGTTTGAGCCATCTCCTCTGCTTTCTTTTGCGTAGTGGCATAGAAATCAAGCTGAAAGTACGCCTCTACCAATCTAGCCGTCTGTTCTTTTATATAATCATCTGTTTTTTCTATTATCCTTGAGCCACTGTAAGCATTTTTGGTTAAGCTTATAGTGTGCATTACAGCACATTCGGTCGGTCTTTTTGCTACAAAATCATCTCTTATTACCTGGAAATCAACGAATTTTGCCATCAGTAGCCTTAACTTTTCATTTTTATTCATCTTTCAGCCTTTCTATGTAATAAATCCTTAGTTCATCATGTTTCATATATTCACGCCCTGTTTTTACAATGTAGCTTTTACCGTCAAATTCTACTGTTGATTTTAATTCAATGTCCCTGTAACAATATATTTTCTTAATATCCAAAGTAATATTTATTCCCTGTTCCGTTAAGAAGTTAACATCGTGCCGTCCCAGGTTAAAAACCGCTCCATTAAATTCTTCTGCAACTATTTTTTCGACCAGTTCGCTATTTTCCCAAATACTATCTTTTTTTATGATCCTACAAGGATAAAAAAAACGTCTAGGGATAAATGTCTTGTGTACCATTTTACACCCCCACAATTTCATAACTTATTGAATTATATAGAGAGTGAGTGTCCATTAGCGGCTTACTGCTGTTTTTTTTCTTTATTGTATAAGAATGATTAGGCTTAAATCCGTATGTTCTGATTTTGTTCTTTATTCTTTTAACAACAAAATTTCCAATATTTTCGTAGTATTGCAACCCTGTAATTTCTCCGTTAACGACTTTATTAATTTCCTCACTCATAAAATCCATTATTTCCTTTTGTGCCTTAGAAGTGGCAACAGACAATCTGAAAAAAGGTCTAGGAGGGATATGCCTATTTCCTTTTTTGCTTATAGTTCCGTATTCATTATAAATAGCATATTCCTGTATTAGAGCAATTTCATTTTTCATTTCTCCAGCTCCATTCTTGCCTAGAACTCCAACTTTGACAGCATGACTTTTAATATAATCCAATTCTTTTTGCAGCTCTTTAATACCGTCCAATTGCATATTTAAACTAACTGACATATATTAACCTCGCTATACTGTTTAATTTTTCTTTTTTACTTGATACTAAATCTCTCATTGTGTAAGAAATGTCATCAATTTTATAGCTTGTATAACGGCTTTCTTCGCTCATGTTTGTTATAATGTCATCTAGCAATCCTATAATTTCAAGCTTAAGCCAGCTAGGTAGTTGCCTATAACCTTTCACATAAGTAATTGTTATTTCTTCATCATAGTTACAGCAAGGACATTCTTTCCATTTAGGAAATTCAATATAATTCTTGCCCTCTCTGAAATGTTTCTGTTTATCAATCCCTTTAACTTCAACAACTGGTCTACAGTTTAAATAAATTCTCTTATTACATCTGTATACTTCTGTTATTTCCTCCTCGCCAAGCTTATACCCCAGGATATTTTCTATCTGTTCTATTGTTGCCTGCAATAAAGCTTCAACCCTGGCGACTTCATTGTCTGCCAGGGATTTTCCAGTGAGTAGCTTATAATCTTCAATTGTGATTAACATTTAAATCACTCCTATTTTACTTTTAATGGTTTGAAAGCGTTTGGTCTTAATACTTTTCCTCCAATTCTTATTCTTGTATAAATTTCTGTAATTCCTTCGTTTACTTTTCTGTTTGTTTCCTGTTCAAAATCATTTTTTATGTAGTATCCATAACCTTTTGAAAAATCACAAAATATTGCAGGATATTTTCCTGTTGCTATATCATCTAAAAACTCATCAACAACAACTTCATAACCATTAAATACCATTGTTGCACCATTATGGATTGTACTCCACAATTGTCTATCTGTTGTATCTTTCCACAATTTCATTTCTTCATACATTTTTGTAGAAACATAATATTTTGCATTTTTTCTATATTGCTTTTTCATTCCTGTTTCAAGTTTCACCATATCTTCCCAAGTAACTTTTCCAGCTGCAGCAGATGTTATTGCATTGGCTTTTACATTAGTATTTGTCATAAAACCTTCAATAAACTGATCTGCTGTTTCATTATATGTTCCGTTTATTGTCAAATCACTTAATGTTATCCCGAAATCTTCTGCAACCGCTTCTTTAATTTCACTAACCAAATCAGCAAACGCGTCTTCTTTAGCTTCATCTGTCAGTGGATATGGAACTTGTCTTTTTCCAGCTTTTATATCAATATATGTGTAACTTATTTCTCCACTTTGAGTATTTCCAACACCTTCTTTTACAGCTTGGTTTTTAGGAGTTATTTCATTTCTAATCGGTACTCTTCTGTAGGATTCCTTACCTGTATAAATTCTTGCATTAAACAAAAATGGAGAATTTTCTTTTATTTCTTTTAAAATTTCTCTTTCTAAGGCACTTGGAATTAATACGGCAACTTGTGTACTAGATATTGCTTTTGCAACCCTTAAATTTCCAGCTTCTCCAGTTCTTAGAAATTTTTGCAACGCTTCAGTTTCTTTTTTCTCTTCTGTTTCAGGGTTAGATATACCTTTTTTCATAACTTCATCTAATGCTTTGCCCATATTTTCAAGCTCTTCATTAGCCTTGTTGATTTTACCTTCCAGCTCCTCATTCTTTTTCAACGCTGCTGCTAAATCTTCATTAGCTTTTTTAATATCCTCTGTGTTTTGTTTCATTCCTTTTTCAAAATCTTCAATATTTTTTGGCATATTATCATCTCCTTTATTTTTATTTATATTATTATCGCCTTTTACTGTTTCCACCGTTGCTTCAGGCACTGCTCCTTTCAGTACAACACTACCCTCAACAACATCAATTTCTTTTATTATTCTTGCATCAACTTCGCCTTTATCAGTCTGTATCTTTCCCCATTCTCTTTGCTTTAGAAATCCACCGACCGACATTTCATAATTTGCTCCGTTTTTCATCATTGAATAAACTTTCTGTGCGTCCTTATTTATTGCATTTCCGTTTTCATCAGTAGACAAATCAAGTTTAGCTGTAAATTTAAGATTTCCTTTTTCGTCCTGAAATACTTTCAATGTTCCAAGCTCTTTGCTCCATTCGTGCATATGCAGTAAAAAATAAGTTTTATCTTTATTTACTTTATCCAATGCTTGTTTATCAAAATAATCTCCGTAGCTATCAATAACGCTGTGAGTTATCAACTGTCCTTCGATTATCCCTTTTTCTTCTGTGTCACGCTTTAAAATCATTTCGACACTTTTATTAAATTTTTCCATATTCCCTCCTTTACACTAATTCACAATGACAACGTATCAATTCACTTACGTCTGCATTTAAATCATGAGGGCACATCATTCCATTAGAAAATGGTTCACTAGCGTCCTCAATTGTTACATTATCAAGAGCTAAATGAGTTGGTCTGTCAGTTTTTCCTCCTCCAACGTGACGCCATGTTTTTGGTAAACCCGCCTTTATAAGTCCCTCTAAATATGTTGTCGTTGATGTCGTGGCTGTTTCAGTTCTAGCTATTACCATTGCCCTTGTTTTTTCCATTCCTTTAACTTTTTGAGTTATTTCCTTTGCTATTTCTTTAATATTTTTTCCGCTTGCTTGTCCTTTTACAATTATTTTGTTAATTGTATTTTTAGTTGTTTGAGTTACATTTGTTACTTTTTGAGCCATTACCTTTTCACTGAACTTCTTCAAAGTATCATTTTTAATAGCAGGAATAAGCTCTTTACTGATATTCCTATGAGTTACTAGAAAACTTGATGTTTCATTTACTGTTTCAAGCATTCCTTTTTTTAGCTGATTGTATAACTGTGTACTAAATGTTTCCCATGCCAATTCACTTATAAATAATTGTTCATCAGGATCTATCTCTCCTCTTAACTGTTTAAAGACAGTCCTTAATCTTCCAAACTGTCTTAAGATAAGCCTGTTCCTCATTTTCAGCTGTCTTTTTGCAATTATTTTTTTTTGTGAATTAGTCAGCTTAATTTTCTTCGTTTTCTGCTTCTTCGCCATCATCTTCCTCCTCAACTGGCTTTACATCTCCATAAATTTCTTTTAATGATGTAATTCCTGTATTTATTAAAATGTCATCGCCATTTTCCACAGGAGGATATTCCAGCTCTGCTCTTTTCTCATTTATTGTTAAATAGCTGATATTATTCAGCCTTTCCATTTTTGTATTTCTATCTTCTTTTAATACCTCAATCTTTGAAGTATCAAAATCAATACGTTCATTCGGTCCGAGTTTATCTTTAAATATTCCGTTCAGATGTTCTGCAATCTGTTCAGCCATTGGAATTATGTTTTCGGTATATAAATCCTTTTTAGCCTCTTTGTAGTTACTGAATTTGCTGTTTGTCCTATCTCCAATAAGAATACTAGGAACATTTAATACACTGGCTGTAATATTTCTTATTTCGTCTAACGCTGTAAGAAAGTCAAAATCCCTCGGTGTAAAATCTCCGTTCTTTATGTCTATATCTGTTCCGTCTAATATAAGAGGAACTCCTGTATTTTTTGCACCTGATTTTGATTTTATTTCTTCTAACAATTCCTCTTTTTTCTTTGAACTAAGAAACTGTTTAACAAGTGCTATTATTTCCCTCTTTCCACCATTTTTTAATATTCCAACGTTCCAAGCTGTAATATAACAGTAATAAGCATGTAACATCGTTAATGACTTTACCTTGCTTATTCCATGCCCTGCACCAGCAACATTGTCATATATATTAATGCTTTTAATATATGTGAACTGTTCCAGCTGTTCTCCTGTATATTCTTTCATTCCTATTCTTATTCTTTTTATTCCATTTAGAACATTCTGGTCGTCGTATTCAACCGTATACGTTCCTTTTTTTAGAAGAATAATTTCAGATTTTGTGAATAAGTCCTGTCTTAATACGAGTAATTCGCCATATATTATGTAATAAAGAGAAAAATAATTAATCAGCTGATCCGTATTTAATATTTTTGACGGACTTCTTATTGTCCTGTTGACATAGCTGTCTTTAACTTCAGTTATATTATCGTTGTGTCCTTTTTTGTATGTGCTCCACACAAGATTGTTTATTGCTTCATTTATCCTTGTTATTGCACTTGATGTAAACGGATTGTCATATAATTCATTTAAAAACTTCTCGCTGTCCTGTTTATAAAATCCGTCGAATATTCTTCCAAATTCATTTATTGAAATTATTTGCTGTTTATTTTTTCTTAAAAAATTCAAACCAAACAATTTATTCCTCCTTCCTTTTATAGTAGTCTTTATTTAAAATGTACGGAGTGTATTCACTTATTCCGTATTTGATAGCGTCAAATGTGTGTGGGTCAATGTTGAAAGGTTTTTGTGTCTTCGGATTTTTAGAAATAAGCCCGTTTTTATCCAAATACCATTTCATTTCTGTTAATTCTCTGTAAGTGTTGGGACACACATTTTTATCAATATATATATTTCTAAATGACTGTATTTTTTTAACTCCCGACTTGCTTACATCGGCAGTCTTTTTAACAGCATTAATCAAAAGACCATTCATGTTATAGAATGCTATTGCCTTAGGTTCAGCACTATCTGCAAAGATTACTTCCTTTTCTTCAACCATTTTATGGATTATTTCAGTTTCCAGCATTTCGGGGTCTGTCAATTTGTTTTGATAAAATTCCTCATAGATGTACAGGTCATTTAATTCTTCATCAATTACCATTCTTACGATTGCGTTATAAGAATTTTCATAACCAAAATCAAAACCTGTGTATTTGTTCAATTTACCTTCAATTGATTTTTCTATTTTTTCTTGTTCCATATGGTGCAGATTTTTAAATAATGAATCGCCCGCACTCCCATAATGCCCTAAAGTTTTTATTGCCCTTAAATAGTCATCCGTTTCAGTCTCCAAGTCTGCTATAAAGTTGTCAGGCAAAAATTTATTGTCCGTGTATACTGAATGATGAATGTAGATATTTTCTGAAAACACATTCCCTTTTTTTAAACTCACTTCATTTTTGACTTTTATAATTCTTTCATCATATAAGTGATTCTCATTCTTTTTTACTATTTTCAGGACATCTGTTAAATATCTATAAGTCCACACGCCGAATTCATTTGGGTTAGTTGTTAATATCAATATGTTTCTGTTTTTGATACTTCTTAATCTCGACTTCAACTCTTTAAACGAACTAAAATCAATTTCGTCTGCCTCTTCAATCCAAATTGTGTCAATGTCTTTTATTGATTTTATTTTTTTAACATTATCCAAACCTCTAAATATAAATTCTGTTCCTGTAATGCTACAAGTTATTTTCATTGGCGTTGTTGTGGAATAAAAATATTTTTCTAGTCCGAAACTATATATAATATCTTGTATGTCTGCATAACAACTTTCTTTCAAATTTTCCCTTATTTGCCTAACAACCAGTATTTTTCTTTTTTCCTGTAATGCTAACAAAACTAATTTGACAGCTGTGTTATAAGATTTACTGCTCCCATAACCTCCTAGTAGAAAGTATATATGCTGGCTGTTGTCTAATAAAAACTCCTTGAAATGTTCATTTACTTCTTTTTTTATTTCCATTAGATACCTACCAATTTTATTTCTATTTTATTATCTTCAACTTGTTCAGTTTTTAATTTTGATTTTTCAATTTCAAGCTTTTCCAGTTGCATATTTTCATCAATAAGTTGTGCTTCAGTTTCAAGTAATTCATAATTAGTAAGCAGTTTACCAGTCCTCAATATTTCTTTTTCTGTTTTCATTATTAAATTCATTTTTTTTTCTAAAATTGTTATTTCTTCGCTTTTACTTTCTTCGTTAAGTGCTTTCATTATTCTAATTGTGATATTTCTTTTTGTAATTGCTATTTTCTTTAAAAAGTCAGGCAAATCTGCATAAACTTGTTCAACAATGGATTGTGTGTGCTTTTCTGTTGCCTCTAATCGCATTTGCCTAATGTTTTTCGCTTTTTCATAGTATGCGCTTTTCTTTATTCCGTATTTTTCCATTATTTTATCTTTTGGAACATTATTTAATATATCTTTTTTGATTAGAACATCTTTTTTTTGAGTAATAATTTCCTCTTGGTTACTTTTTTTGGTTCGGTCACTTTTATTTTTGGTTACTCTATTCTGTTTTTTTTTAATCCAGTTGCCTTGTGAACTCCACTTTTTTATTCTACTCAAACCAATGTTATATTTTTTAGAAAGTATACTCATGCTCGTTCCGTTCTCATATTCATATTTTATTAATTCTTTTATATTGTTTTCCATTTAACCTCCTAAAAAACACTTGACACCACCAATCGGTATGTTAGAATAAAAGAAAAAAGGAGAAATAATTATGAAAATTAAAAAAATGAAAATTAAAAAAGATTTCAAATATTTATGGTTGAAGTATATTGTGGATGTCAACTTGAATACTCATTGTGCCAATTGCCTTGTAGGAAACTATTCAAAAAAAATAAAAAAAGTGAAAGGCACTTATGAAAATATAATTCTTAATGAGTATAATTCTAATTTTTACTATCTCTGTGGCGTTTCTTTTCCTTTTGTGTATGAAAATAATTTCCATCTTGCTTTCAAATATTGCAAGGGCGAATTATTGAAGTATTTCTCTAATGGAATTGAAATTGAGATTGAAGACGCTGTTGCGTTACCTATCTCAAAAGAATTTATTGATATTCAACATCCAAAAGCAAAATTCAAATCATACTCTTCATGCAGAAATTGGCAATTTGCAAATTATTTAAAACAAATTCTTCAAAATGACACCAATTAATTCTTTATGTTCATTATGTCTGAAGTTTTGTGGGTATTCTATATTAAATTCTAATTCCAAAGCCTTTTCGTATTCTTCTTTAGAAAAACGAATTGGCTTTTTGCATTTAGCCCATATCTGACTCCCACTTCCACCAAAAACTTCCACTTCTTTAAAATACTTTTCTAACAGCTCTTTCAAAGTTTCTAAAGTATGAAATTTTTGTAATGTCCATACTCCTCTTCTAAAAGTTCCACTATAATTCTTTGAATCTAAAAATTCAAGATTTCTTCCTTTCCATGTGTCCGTTTTTTGATTTTGCCTTCTTATAATTGATTTTAAATTTCTTGTTCCAACAAAAAACGTTCCTTCATTTTTCATTAGTGCATTACATGCTGTCAATATAGCATTCTCATATTCATCACTTGAAACACTGTTTAAGACACTATCTAATACTACGAAATCAAAAAGCCCTTCATCTGCAATTTGTTTTTCAATTTTTTTAATCATATTCACTACGCTTGTTATATCTAATTTAAAAGATCCAGTCTTTTTAAAAAATGGTTCATAATATTTGAAGTTGTATCCTAATTTATTTAGTTTTATTGGATAAAAGCATCTTCCAGCACCAAAATCAATTCCTTTCATTTCTTTAGTAATATTCGGGATTACTAATTTTTCATAAGTAGAAGAACTCGCATAAGTTTCATTACGGTTCATTTGGCAATGTGTTTGAACATAAGGTTTTATATTTAAAAACTCATATGTATAAACACCATATTGATGATTAAAATAAGCTAAAAAATCTTTCATTTTTTTATTTTCAAGTTTGTATACCAATATTTCTTTCTGTAGCACGCTACAACTAAAAGCGTAATCTGAATTATGTATGACATCGCCTTCTTCGTTTATTACAACGCTACCATAACTGCCATATTTATTCAAAAGTCTCAATATTTCCTTTGACAAACTCCCATTGCTTTTCTTTATTATTTTTATTTTTTCACTTTTTACTGTATTAAACCCGAATTTCAAATTTTCAGCACCAAGAATTTTAGTAACACTTGTTTCTGTTTCAATGCTGTTGTGGATCAAGTTGAATTTAATTTCATCTTGTACATTAACTTTTTCTTCCAAAATAAATGCTGGCGTATGTGTTATTCCTATAGCCTTCATTGCTTTTGTTCTTTGGTGACCAGCAACTAATATTCCATTTTTATTAATAATTACAGGTTTCAAAACCCCGAATTTTTTAATACTTTCCTGCAATTTTAAAAATGATTTTTCATCAATTTTACGTGGGTTATAAACTGCAGGTTTCGTTTTTTCAATTTCGTATTTTTCTATAAACATTTCACACCTCGTTTTTTAAAAAAAAGAATTACTAATAAATCCATAAGCTACACCATTTTCTTTAATATAATTCTCGTATTTTCCCATTAAAAATTCATATTCTTTTTCTGTCAATGGAATCTTTTTTTCTCCTATTATTAACATTTTTTCTTTTATTCTTTTTCCTGTTTCTTCCTCTTCATCATAATCGTACTCAGGAATTGGAATTTCTTCATTAGACTCTTCCAAGATTTTTTCTAGTTCTGTTTCTTCAAAACCTAATATTTTTAAATCAAAATCCGCCAATTCAAGCTTATTCAACTCATATTTTAAAGTCTCAAAGTCAAAATCAGTGTTCATTGTTAACTTGTTATGTGCAATTGCATACGCTGCTTTTTGTTCTTCGGTTAAGTCTGTTATTCTTAATATTTCAATTTCTTTAAAATCTAACTGTTTCAAAGCTAAATATCTTCCATGACCTTCAATGATTATATCGTTTTCATCTAACGCTATCGGGTCTTTATACCCAAATGCACTAATGGATTTCACAATTTCTTCGACTTGCCAATATGGATGTTCTTTTGCATTATTTTCATACATTTTTATTTTCTCTATATTTATTTTTTCTAATTCCATATTCCCTCTCTTTCTTTTTTAACTTTCCCACCAACCACAACCGACCCTTGTTAAACTAATGGTCTCATATATATAAATTCAGAAGGAGGCAAAATAAAAAATGACCGTAATTATAAAATCAAGGTTTTACCCTTAACTCTATAAATACGGTCATCTTAGTATTCATGTACTCGATATTTATAATTTATTAAATTGTTTTGGAACATGCACAACTTAGGTCGCCTTATTATTCGCGTACTCTTTTTTATATTGTGCTGTTTCTGTCTTCTGTATTGTTATTGTACCGTTCGGTTTCCTTTCAATAATAACACTTCCAACTTTATTGCTTTTTAAAAATTTTTCTATTTCTTCAAGTTCTTTATTTATGCTCATTTTACCTCCTATATTATATCACATTTTACGCTTTTTTCAAACCTTTTTATCGTAAATTTTCTCTTATAAAATCATCTAACAGCAAGGCAAAAAAGCTGAAACTATAAAGTGAATAATAAATTATTAGCCCCCATTTAATCCTATAACTATTCCATCTGCCTGTTCTTTTATACTCACTTATTTTTGTTATTGTTCTTTCTATTGTTAAAATTGCAGAAACTATTGCAAATCCTAATAAATATGTTTTTAAAAATTTCATTTTTATTCCTCCTGTCATTACTTTAAAAATAAATAAATTCCTATTGTCGTTGCTAGATATATACACATTATAACCAAATCAAAGTAAGCGCTCATTAAATATCTTCTTTTTTCAGCTTTACCGACTTGGCAAATAACTATACTTAAAATTATTATTGTCACAATTATTTTTAATATCATTTTATTTCTCCTCATAAATTTCTAAAGTCCCATGGATTTCATCATCTTCTATTACAAAAATTCTTCCGCTTGTAGTCTTGTAATAAAATAATGTGATCCCGTCTTCCAGTTCTTCAGTTTTTTCAAGCCCTAATAATTCACACATATCCATCAATAAGTCTGGTTCTAGTAAGCTTTTATCCCAGACTTCTAAAAATATTTTTTCATATTTCTGTTTTTCTTTTTCCGTCATTTTCTTTTCTCCTTTACTATTATGTCATCGTATTCTCCATTTTTTAATTTCTTCCGGAACAATGCAAAGTGATTTGGATAAATATCCAGTAACTCATATACAAGTTGAGGATTGAGCCATACACCACCAACTATATATTTTTTCTGAAACTCCTCTTTTCCTATCGCATGTTTTATCATGTGATGTTCTCGACACAATGTTATGAATGGATTTTTTAATCCATCATCATTTTCATAAGTCCCGGCACTACTTGAGATTGTGTTCCAATGTTCTAAATCAACTATATCTCCATTGTGAAAATCATGAACTTTTCCACATACTGCACATCTCCTAGCTCTCAGACAACTAATAACAAATCTTCCAATTTCAGGAACCCACGTAGCAGGATTGCCTGTTTCCTCTCGAAATCCTATATTTTCCTTTACAGCTAACTCACATAACCACTGTATAAATTCTCTTGCAACATCTTTGCTTGCTCCGTCTCTTTTTGTTTCGGATATACTGAAATATTCAAGATCATGTAATCTGCAAAATTCAGTCTGAAGCTGTTCTCTCCACTGCTCCTTGTCTCCACCATTGCAATAAGCAAAATCATCTAAAATACACCATATTTTTTTTCTCTGCTCTGTAGTCAATCTTTTATCAACAATAACAGTTGCAATTGTATTTTCTATGAATTCTTCCAGTTTCTTCGTATGCTTTTCTTTAACTGTCTGTGTAGAAGTAAGAAAATACTTTGTCTCTCCAGTATCCATATTTATTTCAAATGTTCCTTTTAATATATCTTCCAACTCCTACACCTCCATTTTTAATATGCTTCTTTTAAAAATTTTTATTCCCTTTTGCTCTTTCGATTTTCATAAATAATCCCTTTTTTTGTAGCAGTGAACCAATTTCAAGATTAATTCCTTTTTCCTCCAAAAACAGCTCTATATCTCTTCTTGTGTTTCTTATTGTTGAAAGTGGAAAATCTTTTTCTTTGTATTCAGATAAAGACATTGTAATTGCACTTATATTATTTTCCCTATCCAAATAATATTTTAAAACTGTATCAGGCTTTTGAATTTCTAAAAATATTTCAGGATGTTTAGCACAAATTTCAGCTACTTTCCTAGTTTTACCTCTTGTCTTTGTCATAAATCTATTTATTTCGTTTGTTATTTTCTCTAAAATCATGTTTTTATCCAAGTTTTCCATTTCCCATCCTAATTAAATAAATCTTCTATTCCGTATCTGTATCTAGTTCTTGATTTTTTCTGCCATAACTGTTTTCCAAGTTGTCTAGCTTCTGTAATATCTATTGATTTTTTTCCTGTAAATTTATAAAACTCGTCAAAATTATGAATATCTATAGCGTATGTTTCATTTAATTCTCTAAAATTCAAAACCATATAAGCTTTCACATTATTTTTACTTGCTTCCAATCTCAAGTTATATAAAAATGTCTGCTGTTCATCTACAGTACTTTTTATATTGCTGAAAGCCATCGACTTTCCCAGAAATGATTTAAGCTCAACAAGGACAAGTTGCCCGCCCTTGAAGAGTATAAAATCACATAAATTTCTATTCTTTAATCTTCTCATTTTACCGTCCGTTCCTGTACTTGCAGAGCCGTCTTTTAATCTATGCAGAAATATTTCTTCCTTGTTTACACTATTTGAAAAATCCTCTTCAAATTTTTTTCCCGGATTAGTTGCCATTAACTTACAACCTCCGCTTCCTGAATATTTTCTGATGTTGAAAGGGTTGCTCCATATATGCCGTCTTTCCCTTTTTTTATTATTGTTATTTTCCCATTTTCAATCAGTTCTTTAACTATTTCAGTGCATTCGGTCGGATGTATTTTTGTCCCATCTCTAACCTCTTTTGACCTATAGTAGAATGGAGACTTATTTTTTATAAATTCGTATATTTTCTGTTCTTTTTTTAATTTCTCCTTTTCTGATTTTGTCATATTTCCTGTTTTTCGCTCTTCTTTTTCTTCAGTTGAGTTTTTATCCTCTACTTCTTTTTCTTTTGAATTTTCAGGCTGTTCTGTTCCTCTGTCAGCCTTGTATTCAATCTTATAAACTCCGTATTCTCCTTTTTCTATTCGGTCCACTGTCCTATTTATTTTAAATTTAACCATTCTAATGATTTTTTCAATCATTTCAGTTTTAAATACACTGGAATTGTCGACCATGCCTCTAATCATATTTTTAATCATTTTCACTTTATTGATTTGAAGTGCTATTACAAAGCAATCCGCAATCTCTTCTATTAAGTTTTCATCTTTTTTGTAAAAAGATTTTCTATAGTTTCTATATGCAACCTGTAATTCTTCAACTTCTTCATATAACTTCAGTAACTGTTGTTCTGTTCCAAAGAATTTTTTGATTTTAAATAACTTTTCTCTGTCTTCACCATTCAATAACAATTCTTTTACTTTTCCACCAAATAATTTTGAGGAGTTTACAGATTTTATAATTTCATTTGACATCTTTTCAATTTCTTCGACGCTTTCAACCGTTTTTACAGCAAGCATGTCATTCATTTTTGTTGTGAACTCCTGTTCTGTAACATTTTCTCTTTGCTGATCCGTTAAAAAGCTGTTGTAAATTATTGAAGAAATTTTATCATTTGCAAATTCAACACTTAATTTTAAATCCGCACGCTTAAATGCAAACTGTACTTTCTTTTCTTCCAAATTTTGTTTTATTAATCTAGCTTCTCCCAAATTATATGTATCTACGCAAGATTTAACCATATAATCAATAATATTGTGATTTACTAACATGTTTCCTTCCTCCTGATTTTTATTTAAAATATTTGTTTCTTTTTATTTTTTCAAACTCTATTTGATTTAATGTTTCACTCCACTGATGTATTCCTCCAATTTCTCCTCCGTGCATTCTTCTAAAATTAGACAATCTTTTTTCATCTGTTGTTATTATCCTGTTTTTATATCCGTTCAAATCTGTAATTTCACAGTAAAATACTTGTATTTTTTTCATTTGAAACCTCAAACATACTCATTTGTTCTGCAATTATTCCTTGCTTTTTGCTGTGTTTCTGAAGAAATAACTGTCTGAATATTGCTTCCAGTACTGTTACTACAATACTGTTACCAGCTTGCTTATAAAGTTGTGCATTTGATGTGCCAACAGATTTAGCTGCATAATAATCATTATCACTAAATCCCATCAGTCTCCAGCATTCAAGTGGAGTCAGTTTTCTTATTTTTTCTCCTGTTTTGATAAAATTATCGGTTACCCTGTATCCTGCTCTTGTTGTTATTGCAAATGCCGTGTCACAGTCTTCTAATTTTCGCGGATTAAATCTTTCACCTCTAACAAATCCGTTTCTATTTGTCATGTCTGACATGCACTTTATGAATTTTTCTGTCAAATAATATTTTTCTGGAACATTTTCTTCCAGCAAATTTTTCATTTTCAACTTTAATTCCTGTTTTTTAGGAAAAACATAATGAATATTTTCAAGACTGCTAACAACAAATACACGTTCTCTGTTCTGAGGTATTCCGTAATCCTTGGCATTAAGTACTTCCCAGTTACTGTAGTAACCTAAGGAATTTAGGAAAATTAGCCAACGCTCAAAGTCTTTTATAAACTTTTTGCCAACAAGATTTTTCACATTTTCCAGTAGCAAGTACTTTGGCAACGTTCCGTTCTCTTTTGCTTTCAGAAGCAATCTTTCAACTTCCAGCAGAAGTCCACTTCTTGTATCTTTACTTATTCCTTTTTGTTGCCCAGCAACTGAAAGGTCTGTGCATGGAAAACTATATGTTAACAAGTCACAATAAGGCAATTCCTCAATTTTTGAAATATCTCCAAAGTTGTGCACTTTGCCATGAATTGCTTCGTATGACTTTATAGCAAACTTATCTATTTCAGATATTCCTATAACTTCATAATCTATCCCTAAGTTTCTTAATGCCATTGCTTGGCTTCCTACTCCTGCAAAAAGTTCTATTATTTTGATTTTTTGCATTTCTTTATCCTTTTGAATTTTTCAATAATCTCAATATTTTTATTTATCTGTTTCAATAACTTTTTATCCTCTTTCTGAATTTCTTCCCTTCTCAAGTTCATTGCCTTGTTTTCTAATTCAGCACGTATAACATCCTTTTCCGTTATTATCTTCATTTATCCTCCTATCAACATTTTTTGATTATTTTCAATTAAATTTCCGTTTCCTATTCCCATGTTTGAATTTCCTATAAATTTTATATTTTTTGTGCTATTGCTGTTATCTGTAATGCCTAAATAATAAGGATTAACACTATACGGCATTCCCCAGTATGCTTTATAAATTTTTGGAAATTCAAATGTCAGGAACTTATCAAAATCATCTGTTAACATTTGACAGACAGCATGCCAACCACCTAAACTGTCAACAACGGCATGTATTCCCTTGTCATCAAATTCTATTGATCCGTATGCACCATATTTTGAAATAGCTTTTTTAAGTTTTTCTTTCGCTAAATTTATACGGACATTGATATCCGTTTCCGTTGTCCCCAGTGCATATTGTCTGATTTCCGCAGGCTGTGGAAAGTTTTTCCATACCCTGTTTTTTATCATTCTAGTAAATGATAAATTTATTTGTTCCAGTGACAAATCAGAAAGCCCAGCAAAGTAAATATTTATTTTTTCTTTTGTCATATTGTCAGTTGGAAAAAAATCTAGAAACGGCTTAAATCCTTTGTTAAATTCCTGTAATGTCATTACTTATACCTCCCGAATGTTTCAGCTAAACTTTCCTCAGTAACAATAAAATCATTATTGTTAACTATCTTTTTAGTTGTGTTTTTATTGTTTTTCCAACGCAAATAATCCTCGAATTTATTGCTAAACAATGTCCTTGGTCTTAAATACGTTTCCCATTCTGTTCCAGTCCATGCTGTAACCATGTTGTCAATAACTGTTTTAAAATCTTCCAGCTTATAACCGTCGTTTTGTCGTGCTTTTATATATTTAATTGTTTCTTTTGAACTAGGACTATATTTTTCACTCCCTGCTCTGCCAGTTTTTTCGTTAAGATAATCTGTTACGGCACTATATATATTTTTATTAATATTATTATTACTATATTCTTTCTTTAGTAGAATTCTTTCTTTAGTATGCAGTGGCTTT